CGGAAAGCTATGCTTTGGCCCAAGAACGCAATAAGGTCGATTAGGGCAAGGTATTCGCTAGACTCGATATAATCGTTATAATCTTCAGGATAGTTTTGACGGATATAATCAATCATAGTGCGACGTAGATTTTCAAAATCGTAACTTTGGAAGTCTGCATTACGGAAAGATTGATAAACTTTTTTCCAATCTTCGTTGATTAATAATCTATTTTGTCTAGTCGTTACACTCATGATTTATCCTATATAACTATATTTATCGAACAAAATTATCTGGGTAGTTTATCCTAACAATATACCATTTGTCTGATCAAACTGTATTCTCATGCTTTGCGATATGTTGTAGGGCAGATATGTCAACACACATTCGATCTGTAACCCAGTTTCGTATTGGGTAACAATTACCTGTGTTGCACTGATTCTAGGATCATAGTTAATGATTTGATTCACATTTTGTATGACTATTTCTTTAAGTTCTTCTGTCAAAGGCTCAAATAATAAATCCCAGATTATTGTTCCAAATTCTGGATTCATTAATCTTTCACCCTGGCGTACATTAAAATGATTTAATAAGTCTTGTTGTATCAGTTGGAAATCATAAAGGCTAAAATTATCAGTATCCGAGCTGACAGTACTGAAACCTTTATACATTTTAGGAGCAGTAACGTCTGCTCTTAGACTAGGAGATAATACTATTTTGTCATATAATTTTACATTAGAACTCATGTTTGTTCTCCTTGCCCTGCTGGCAATAAGTGTTCGAACGGATCAACTTCTGGACCCAGTGTATATTTGTCCCAGCTTTCAGGCACTGCAATTGCAGATCCAGCTTCTCTGTCAGTCAACTCTGGGGTTACTGCCAACGGATTTAAATTTTCGTGGTGCGGCCATGGCTCGTGACTTGGCACACGTAGCATGATCGACTCTTGCGCTGTTCCTAATTCATCTGTTGAAGAAAAAGTTTTTAGTGGAATTGCAGGCTGTGCTGGATTTTTAGCACTGTTCATGTAAACTTTGCCAGCTGTTTCGAGATGTGTTTTTGCACTATTAATGTGAGAAGTTGCGCCGCTGGTAATTTTGGTATCTACAGTTGATACTATTTCAGTGTCAGTGCCTGATTCAACGTGTGTTTTTTCGGCAGCTTTGATGTTGACGTTTCGTCCTGCTTCTAAATTAATATCTCGATCTGCTTTGATATTTAAATCCACTTTAGTATGGATACTGATACTGTCCTCGGCAAAGATATCAATCTTGCCGTTGCTGGTTAATTCTATCCAAGTAGTTCCTTTGGCGTTTCCAATATAAATTAAATCTTCACTGTTGTGTAACAGTATTTGATGTCCAGTTCTTGTTCTAATACGTACCAGTTCGTTGTGTGGCACCTGTGGTAGACCGTCTGGACTAGGTGCATATTCCGGAGGGCCTTCGCCCGCTAACGTCTTTCTTAAGAATTTATCATCACCGTCGTCCATTACAAAAGTAGTGCCGCCTAATCTAGTAGCACCCGGTGCTTCTATTTCTTCTCCAAACGAACCATAAGTTGCAAATCGACCATTTTTGTCAACGGGACCAGGTGTGCTGATTCCAAATACTGCACTAGGAACTTCTCTCCTTGCGCTACTGGTAGTAATTCCTCGGATGTCGTCTTTAAGCAAGCCCTGTGTTTCCAAAGCATCTGCTAACGGATGTCTTGGTTTTTTTGCCTTAGTGGCATTATTAATTGTGCCGGTTGCTGTGCTATTGTATTCTGCCACAGGTATTCTGCCGCCACCTTCAACAACATACTTTGTTGCGGCAATGCCTGGCAACATAAAATTTTTGTTCAAGTCAGGCACACATCCGATCCAGTAACCAAACTTTTTATCGTTGGCTGCAAAAACTACAATTACAGTTGTTCCATTATCAGGCGGCACCATCCACATACCATAGCTAGTTTGAGTATTATCGTAGTCGTTGGTTTCTGATTCTAGATCTTGTGTAACTCCGTAGTAAGGTGTCATATACTTTACTGGATACAGCATACCTGCATATGTGTCACTACCTGCTACTCTTTCTAATCTAACCTGAAGCACACCCATAAAGGTAGTGTCCATATGACTGACTACCGTGGCTAGATAAATTCCAGCCGGAGGCAACGATATATTAGGAGATACTGTGTCGTTATTTTTATCGATCATACTCTTCCCGGAGTTAATCCAAATACTTGATCTGGGGTAGCAGTGCCAGTAAATTCTTGTCCATTCATTCTATAACCTCTTAGCACTTGTCTAAATTGGCCTTGTCTAAAATAAGTAGTAACTCTGTTGACACAATAGATTCCACTGAAACCTATTGCAGGACCGGCCTTGCTGGACAATGATAAACTTTCGGTATGATTTTGCGATTTAAAATCATACATACCTGTAGTCTGGTTCACATCTAACGGACTACGGAAATAAACCCATATGTGTACTTCACTAGTCTGCCAATTACAAGAGCCATCTTTATTAAGATCTTTGACTCCTTCAACCGGTTTAGATGTATAATTACCCATACCGCTGTTTATAATCCAATATGGATCTCCCCATATTTCCAACTCTAAATTAATCATGTCGTACGGATTATTAATTGCAGAATGCCATATCTTGGCAGCTCGCTGTGCGGTAGTGTCTGAACCTCCGCCGCCAATACCGTCTTGCGGCGTTGAGGTTGCAGTATTAGAATTCATATTGGTATGAGAACCAGCAGGCGGTTTTACAGGAGGCTTGCCTTCTGGAATACTCGCAGTGTCTTCATTTTGTGATTTAGCAACTTCGCTATGCTGACCTCTTGTGGTCTCTCCAGCAGTTTTTTTATACGCAGAAGATGACAAAACTGCGGCAAAAGAAGCTGAATATTCTATATCAAATTTTAAAACTTCACTGTTATTACCTGTATAGATATAATCGTATCGTTTAACTATTTGTTTTTTAATTTTGTCTTGGCCAATCGGTGGAGCACTAGGTGCGGATATTCTGCTAGAGTGTGCTAAAAATGGTATCACTTTATATACTATAACTCTAGGATAAGATCCAGTTAAGGTTAAATTTTCAGGTGACTTAATATAATAAATTTGTGTTTCAATTCGCCACCATGTTCTAAATCCGTCTTTTAACTGGGCAGGAGTCAATGCAGTTCTTGGATAATCGCTGGTCAACAATACTTGGTCAATGACTGATGTAATGTCCATGTCCTGGCTAAACTTTAAAGTACCGTCATCCGGTTTGGCGACTAGTTTTCCCTGCACAAAAGTTTTACTACTAGGATCGTAGACAGCTTTGTCTACGCCTGGTATAGGATCTCCTTTTCGCTCCAATGACCAGCCCATACTGGCTGCGCCTAACTCATTTACTGCTCCTGCAGATTGTGTTAACTTAGTTTCACTTACTCCAATTCGCTTGGCAACTGCTGCCGCATCACTAGTGATTTGTTCAGGAGTAAAGGTAGCACCCTTTTTTGAATCTGCACTTTCGGCTCCGCCTGGAGTCGATTTTCCGCTGGGCAATGCTTCTTCTTTAGGAAAAAGAATTACCACTTTATCAGCAATTTTAACTTGATCATCTTTCACCATACTTTCAAGGTACTGGTTAATAACTGTTTGTAAACTTTGCTCACCTGTCTGTAAAACTTCTTGTACAGTTGTTCCTTTGAGAACTGCATCAGTTTTTAAATTAGCCACTTTGGTAGTCAACGCTTGAGATTGTGTTGCATACGCACTGATGTTATATTTGCAGCCAGCTTCATTAGCTTTTAGATTGACTGTGGTAAATTTAATAGGAATATGTCTAGCAGTGAATGGAATATTTTTTACTAATCCAGTTTCTGTATTTCCTCTAAATTCAATTGTTAATAAAAATGGAGCATCCCTCCAGTTTGCAAAGTTAGCATCGAATGCGGCTTGTTGCAAGGCCAACATGAATACCCCAATACTGTAAGGCTCGTAAACATCAAATTGTACAGTAGACACACTAGTAGACTTTGCACTAGCCAGAGCTAATGCACTTTCAAAAGTCACGTTGTCTATATAAAAATCATATTTGCCGTAAGATGTTTTAACTCGATTCTCAGGATCAGCACCAGCTGATTTACAAATTAATGGCAGTACTTTGCCGGCTTTGTATGAAATATCTGGATAGTTAATATCTTCTACGGTAAGAGCACTGAGGCTTAACACATAATTGTAACTGGCATACTTAGATAAAATGTTGGGAGAAGGCAATGCAGATCCCAAAGGAGAACTGCCAACTCCTAACAAGCCGGCGCCTGCTGATAATAATCCTGATGTGGCTCCAACGATAGCTACCATATTATATTCCTAGTACTGTTCTTAAACTGCTGTTCTTGGGGATGTAAATTTTCTTACCGGGTACAAAATCAAAAATAGGATCTTGCAATACATCAAGATTGCGTTGAATGAATACCCACCACAGACTTGCTTCTCCGTACAAGTCGTAAGCTAATAAATCTGGTCTAT